TTGTTTTGAGACAAATCACTTATCATTTCTTGTTGTTGTTTAATGAACGTCTCTAATACCTGTTCATTTTCATTCATGAAAAACTTCCGCCATCCAAATCATCAAAGTCTGGTACTCCATTAGATCCAATTTGCATGACCTTGCCAGATGTACCCGTTACAAAACCAAGAACAGAACTATTCGATGCGAACAATACACCATTTTGTGTAAATGATGATAGACCCGTACCACCATATTGTGTTCCTAAAACATTTTCAAGGACTAAATTAGTTATACTTACATTTGCAAAACTTGTAGCTAAGGTTTGTGTTTCATCAGCGGTGCTAACAGTGTTTAATTTTCCGCTTACAGACTTAAGTACTGTAGCTGTACCGCCGGCGACATCTCCAATAGCAATACTGTCTGTTACCAGTCTTACTGGCTGACCATCCGTTCCAGCAATTGTAACAGTATTGCTAGTGGTACTAATTTTGTTACCACCTAGGTGAATTGTATTACCTGAGAGATACAAATCTCTCCAAGCTAACTCAGATGTACCAATGTCGAAGGTTACATTAGCACTTGGTATAAGATTTGTAGAAATACTTTCTAAATTAGCAGCGCTTCCTAAGTCACTATATTTGGCTATCCTAACACCACCAGTGGTAACACCATCATGTACTCTGAGAGTCTTGATAGTAGTGTCGATAGTAATCTCACCATTAGCTCCTGTAAAGCTATCGTGCTCAGTAGATGTACCTCTTCGAAATTTTACTTCTATCGACATTAAGCTAGGCTTCCGTAATCATGCTGGACCCCAACAGCTGACGTAATAAATCCGTAATCGAATTCGCCGGCTGCCGCAGCTGATACTGTGGATGAAATTTGTAGAACTTCGCCGTTGGAAGAAATAGAAATTCCAGAACCACTAGACACAGTTTTAAACTGCAATATATTATTTATTTTACTTGTAAACAGGGTAGACCCAGAACCGAGATTATTTGCTCCCGTAACAGAGTTGACGCTGTTGGCTACCTGTAGATATCCATCGAGGATGTTCTGTGTAACAAAATTAGCATTAGCTACTTGAAGATAAGCATCCAGATCGCTTTGTGTGACAAACAATACACTATTTGCAACTTGAAGATACTGGTCTAGTTGATCACTGGATACTGATCCAGAGTTGGCTACTTGGAGATAATTGTCGAGTTGATCTTGTGTTACAAAGTTAGCATTAGCAACTTGTAAGTATGCATCTAGGTCACTTTGAGTTACGGCATTGGCAGAAACAACAGATGATGTAAACTCTAACTTTTCTGTCGTTGAATTATATTGTAGATATTTTCGATCACCAAGCGCCGAAGTGTCAACGTCATCGAGTCTTAGTAATCTTACTTCACCGGATCCTGATGATCCACCACCACCTTTGGCATATGCCATTCTGGTGATTTGTGAAGAGATGTTCTGAGTGAATTTTTCAAAGTCGTCTGTGATCTTAGTCTTAAAAGGTTCGACGTCTGGTGTTTCACCATCTCTACCATCGTCACCTTTTGGACCTTGTGGACCAATGGGACCCTGCAAACCCTGTGGTCCCATAGGTCCGGTAGCGCCAGCTGGTCCAGTAGGACCTTGAGGTCCAGATAGACCTCTAGCGCCCTTATCACCTTTAGATCCTTTTAGACCACGTGGTCCTTTGTCACCCTTTTCGCCACGAAATACCTGAATAGGTACGGGGCTTTCAAGTTCATCAAGCTGCAGGTATTGCGTTCCTGACTGATCGTTTATCAGGTCTTCAAGTTCTTTGGATAGTTCTTCTGCGAGTGCCTTTTTAGCTTTGCTATTCTCTTTTTTGAGAACGCCTAGCAGTGCGGCTAGAAGTTTCGCCTGATCAACTTCATTCATCTTCGTCCTCAAAGTTCTCAGAAGCCATAGAATCCATAAATCTAGTCATACTTTCTACTAACTTCTTCTCTTCATCGCTTATAGACGAATCGGGCTTGAACTCCTCTTGTTGATCAGGTTGAGGTTCTTCAGGGTTGTCCCCTTGATAATTTACGGGTCCATTCATCATGCCTTCGTCATCCATTTCCTGACGTTCAGCATCGATTTCCTGATCGACATCTTTAATTTCATCTTCTGTCATTTTTAAAACGTTTTCTCGAACCCACTTCATTGAATAATACTTTCCAACAAGAGGATCAATCTCTCCAGCAAGACGGAGACGTTCTGTCATTATTTCTGATTGTTTAAGCTCGGAAAAGTAATTGTCTTCTCTAAAGTCATAATGAATGGTGTTACGCATTTCTTCCCAATCACTCCGGGAAAGAACACCTTTAAGTACAAGTTGTATTTCTAACAGACCATCAAACAGATGCGAGAATCGGTTTCTCAGTCGTTGAATAAACTTGTTAAATTTAATTTCGTCTCTTGTGATTTCTGAGGCACGACCAAGATTAAACTGATTATCAGCTTCCATACGAGTAACGGGTACGTTTAGAGACTTGTATAGTTTGCGTCGGAAGTAGTCAACATCATCCATCTCGCCAAGATTTTGTCCACCTGGTAGAGTGGTTATTTCAGTTCCTCTACCACCATCTCTGCGTGGTAACCAGAAGTCCTCCAACATCGTCATAAACTTTCGATCGTCGCGTACTTCGCCCGTAGCAGCATCATATACCAGTTTATTCTTATGTTTGACCATCATGTCTCGAAGATATTGCTCTGCCTTCATCTTTGGCAGATTACCCACGTCGATGTAGAAGATCCTTCTTTCAGGGGCTCTAGCAAGCCTGTATATTACAGTCGCATCTTCTAGCATTCTAAGTTGGTTAATAGGCTTTACAGCCTTGTGCAAATGGCCTAGGATCATATTATTCCTAGTGTCCATCAAACCACTGTGAACGTGACTAATACTGTCTACGGCAATCTTAATGCCTTGAGTTGCCGATGAAGTGATTCCTTTTGGATTATAAAGATAATACTCTTTTTGATCTTGATTGTAGATTGTAGCACCGGTACGTGGATCTTTAGATTTTGACTTTTCACGTACTTTTCTTATCTTTCTGGGATCAATGTATCTAAGTTCTTTGATGCCGTCTCTAGGATCTTTATCATCAATAATGATGTGGTGGTAAATTCTACCATCAACATACCATCTGCGAAAGATGTCGTAGCCTTTATTGCTAAAGTCCAGCATCTCAAGTAAAGATTCGAATTCTTCTTTGATTTTGTTTTTAATAGAAGTCGGCTGTTTTAGATTATCAAGAACAATTTCAATTGGATTCTTATCATCCATTACAATTGCTTCATTGATAATGTCTTCAACAGCTGAATCACATTCGGGCTGCATGGACATTTCTCTATAGCGGGTTACTAACTCTGCTTCAGATTTAGCAGTGCCATCGAGATCAACAAAAGTACCATAGGAACCGCCTGGTGCAATTTCTACTGCACCATCGTCGATTTGTGGAGGGACAAAGGTCTTCAGCTCTTCTTTTTGTTCGCTGTCAGCCCTTGTAATTTTGAATCCAAAGAGTTCTGCCACGCTTGGTTCCTCAAAGATATAAAAAGGAGGTCCATAGTATTTATGGACCTCGTCATATGGCGTTATTACAGAGCGAAGATTTTAGTATTTGCGCTAGAAAACCTAACTGTAATATCACCGCCGTTAGGTAGGATAGGTAAGCCTGTAGCTGTATCGATATAAGCGATTAATCGCATGGTTGAGTTTGCATACCCGTCTGCACTTTTATCGTGGTAGATAATAAGAGCTTCACAGTTTGCACCTGATACAGCTGTAAAGGTTACATCATCAGCATCAAATACACCACTCGTAACTGATGTATTAGTAAGGTTTGCCGTTGCAACCTTTGCCACATCGGGTACATCGGCTAGGCTTGTATGAGCCGTAGCCTGAGTATATACTCCGTTATCTACTAGAATAATCTTAATCGTGTTTGAAGATAGATTAAGATTTCCAGACAAAAAGTCTTCTTTAGCGGCAGTATAAAGTTCATTAGCCATTTACAGCTCCTATTAACCGGTTACCCCAGCATCGCCGTGCTCCCACCAGTCAATGGCAAACGTCACACTGTATTCTTCTACTGCTTCAGCTTCCCATGCAAGATCAATCTGCCCAATTGAAATCGGATAGATTCCAGTAAAGGTATAAGTTTGAATCTTGTCGCCTGTTTGTGAGTATTGGTTTACCAGTGCATTACCTTGGTATGCAGACTTGGACGAGCCCAGCGCGTTAACATTGCTAACGTGCCGGTTTATGTTGTGACTCCACAACTCAAGTGCGTTTCGGATCTGAAAGTCTTCGTCATTGATAATTGTTACTGTCCAATCATCGAATGTGCGGTTACCAGCCAGCTTAACCTGTCGACCAAAGTAAGGTACAATTACCTGACCAAGGATTGACTGAGGAAGCTGAGTAGCTCGGCAGTGATAACTTACTTCCGGAACACCCTGTCCAAAGATCTGAACGTCAAAGAGGGCGGGACGAGCCCCGCCTCCTGACAACTTACCTTTGAATTCATTTACATTAAAAGCCATTTGTGTTCTCCTTTATTATCCGAACTGGCCTACGACTTCTTCGAACTCGACACCAGTTCTCACCGCAACAAAGTTGAGCTGAATAAAGTTGATTGAACGTGCAGGCTTGACGTAAATGTCACCAACAAACTCGTTTCGATCAATGATCTCTGGCGTGTTGTTGGTTTCGTCACATACGACTCGGAAGTCGAAGATACCGCGACGACCCTGTACATCCCTCAGGAATGGCTCGACCAAGTTAACAAACTGTCCTCTGGTGAATTCATCGTTGAATTCGAACAGGCTTTGTCTTGCAGCAATTGCAATTGCTTTCTCAAGTACGATAAACAATCGTCGTACATTGATTCGGTCAAATGCGCTTGGATAACCTAGCAGCGTCTTATCACCAAACAGGATAGTGCCTTCGCCTGGGAAAGTAGTTACTGGGTTAATGCCGTTCTTGTAAAGCTGGTCTCGTGCTGTCTTGTTAGGATTAAATGCAAGACTTATTACGTTCTTAATCCTACCACGGTTAAGACCGGCTGGTGAGTACCATGGATCCCTTACGGTATCTGTGCGAACCATTGTTCCCGCAATGTCCCCGTTAAGAGGTACCCAACGATACTGATCGTTGTACTTATCATATTGATACTTATAACCGCTATCCAGTACTGCGTAAGACGTTGAAGGAAGCGTGTTACGGAAATCAACCATGTCATCAACTTCTGCGTTAGTGTAGGACCCGTTGTTTACTACGTCAGCCTGTTCTGGTGACAAGCATACAACACAATCCTTACGATATTCAGCAATATTGTTGATTAGGTGAATAGCTGTGGCTGAACTTGACGATCCGCCCAAAAGAAGAGAAACATCCACTTCTTCAGCAGACTTAAACAAGTCATATGATCTTTGGAACTGTCCAGACGTTCCAGCTGATCCATCCGAACCACTGATAAACGATGCAGTGATCGGAGTGTTTCCGCCACTGAACGATGTACCAAGAGCATCATTACCAGCGCTTGACAGCTGTGAGTCATGAGCAGTCCACCACAAGTACTTAGACTCGCGATTGATTACTTCTTTGTAGTAGTTGGTAGAACCATCTTCTTTCTTAGCATCACCAGCAAGCGAAAGAGCTTCGTATCGCTCTACTACCTGATTCTTAACACCAGTCCAAGCACCGTCTTCATCAATGACAACTATATGAATTTGATCGTTACGACCGCCGCGAACCGTTGCCCACTCTGAAGTACCTGGTTGACGAGATACAAAGTTGTAATATTCCCATCGACGATTGAGAGCTGTACCAGCGTTTACTGTGTTACCACTGTACTCATCAGTAAGAATAACGGAAAGACCGCCAACGTCGACAGTTGATACTTTGTAAATTTCCTTGTCTGGGCCAAGTTGCAGCAAATCACCAGTAGAGATTACGGCTGCTTGGTTGGCAGAGAATACAACACCATTGTTACCATTTACAACAGTATAGGTACCTGACAGAGTGGATTCAAAAGCTGTGTTACTTGGGCACACAGAGTACTTCAGTGAGTTACCAAGTTCTCCAGGATACTTAGCGATAAAGTTACCTACTCCAGAAAGACCTGAGGAGAAGTTGTTGTCGTAATCCTCCTCACTCTTGATCAGAGTAACGGAGCTGTTACCAGCCGTAATAGAATTACTCAGGCCAGTGTTGTTAATTCGAACCGTATAAAGCGTATCACCGTATGCAAGGAAGTTTGCAGCGGTAAAGAAGTCTTTAAAGTAAGTGTTGTTTGGTTTGCTGTATTGACCAACTAGTTGCGCTTCATTGCTGATAAGCACACGTTGCTCAACTGGACCCCAACGAAACTGGCCAGCGAAACCGCCAGCAGTCGTTTGCACCGCAGGAACAATAGCTGTGAGATCGATCTCACTTACATTGACTCCTGGAGAAATTTGGAAGGCCATCTTAGTCTCCTCGTGGTTTATTATCTTGTATATTTATAAATTTAAAAATCTACGGTATCCTCAACACTGTATTGATAACCCAATGAACCGTAGGAGTCTTCTTGCTGAAGTGTATCTTGACCATCATCTATAATGCCGAAAGGTAGTACATCATCTTCAATCATCTTTTGATTTTCGAGGTACAATCTATTTCTCACATCATTATCTGTTAGTTCTATAAAGAACTCTTGTCTAACTAGCCACGAAAATAAAACTGCACACATTACAAGGTCATCATGATGACCTTCCTCAGCTTCATAGCTGTTCCTTTTATTTATAAAAACACTTAATTCTTGAAGTAGGTCGTAATCGTTTAGTATTACCTTATCATTCTCAACTATATCCTTGAGATTAGAGCACCCAATTCGTTTTACAGTTTTTGTAGTCTTTACGCCCAACTGTACTCTGTGCGCAAAGCCACCACCAACCTGTTGTCCGCCTCTTCCCTTTACACTTGTCGTTAAAACGTTTTCGTATTCGAGATCTTGTTGTGCGATAGTTGCAACTGTTTCTCCAAGATCGTTCAATTCTATTAATAAGAACGCATCGTTGTACATTCTAGCTGCGTTGACAATTACGTCCGGATAAAACATTGGGGAAATGTCTTTTGATCGATACTTGCCCACAATCTTATACGGTATGTCGGTGACATCAAAAACGACAAAAGCGCTATAGTCTAATCCAACACCTCTTGATGTATCTACTGTAATTACATATAAATGATCGGGTTTGGGCTTTTCGTAAATATCAAAGCCGTTTACAGACTGTATTGGTTTTTTGAATGGGATTTGTGCTAACTTTCTGCCGTTAATAAGTGTTGAAGTACTCCCTAGAAACTCGCATTCAAACTCTTGTCTAAATTGTTCCTCACTCGTGTTCTTAATTGTTTCCTCTTTCCACTTTTCATCTCTTCCCGGAACATCTGACCAATGAACATCTTGTCTAATATAATCGTTGTTACCTTCTTCACTATCAACCCAAATCTTATAGAACATATTCATTCCATTTGGAGTTGATGTAATCAGTACTTTAGTTGATGTACCTGAAGAAACGGTTGGAAATACTGAAGCGAAGAATTCCTCTTGTAGGTTGTTAGGTACAAAAGCAAACTCATCTAAGTAGATCAAATTTTGAGATGTACCTCGAATAGCGCTTGATGATGTTGCTGATGCAAGAATCT